TGCTGAAACAGTTGGGCGAGCAGCTTCAACCGCTTGTGCTTCAACTGGTGTTGCTTCGACTGCTGAAGTGGTTTCTTCCACGGTGGCTGTCTCGCTTTCTGTTGGTAGGGTTTCTTCTTCTGCAGCAGATTCTTCTGCTGCAATATCAGTGACTTGAGCCGATTTAAATGCAGGCTCTGTTACTAAACTTACTTCGACTAAGCGAGCAGCGGATACATAAGTCACGCCATCCTTAATCTTAGACTTGAGGACTTCTGCGCCGATGCTCAAGCCTGACTGCAATCCTTCTTCTGCAAGGATTAGAGCTTCTGTACCGCGCTGTGAGCGACTGATAGAAAATACTGCATCGATTGAATTCTCTGATTCGCTAAATGAAACCATGCGACCTAGAGGCTTCTTTGTGTCATGCTGACTAAGTAATTTGATTGACTTAGGGTCTGTGATGTCAATAGAGCCAGAAGCAAAGATAACTTTGCCCATATTAGTTGAGCCTGCTTCAACATTGAGTGGCACAATCTTGCCTGATACTGTGCGACTTGCTGAGTCAGCTGTTAGTTCAGCTGAGAAGGTGATTACTTGGTTCATTCCATACCTTGACTTCCATTAGGTGTTAGATCAGTCATTTCCATTGCTTGTTCTTGGGTAATCAAATTGAGGCTAAGAAGTTTTTCAATCACTGCTAACTCTTGCATTGGATCAGTGCGCAAGAAGTTCTTATCAATATCAAACTTAACCACATTGCCTCGAGCAGTAATATCATCCATTGACAAGCGATCTTCTATTGCACTAATAAAAGGCTGCAAAGATAGCTGGAGAAACTGTTTTCTTTCGTCTTGAACATTATTGTATGTATAACTCGAGTTCTGGTCAGCAGATACATAGATTGCTGGAACATTGCATAAGCGAGCAATTTCAGTTGCAAGATTTTGAATTGCTTCACCATACATCATGTCCTTAGGTGAAAATTGAACAGGAACATACTCAAGAGTAGAAGTCAAATAAGCAGTAGAGCGATTATTTCTTGCGCTCTTGAAAGCAGCTAATAATCCAGAAACTTCTTTAGGATCAAGGTCAGCGCCATTGTTCCGAATTATCCCAGTCGGCATTGGTTGAGAAGCTGAGACCGCTGCTGCTTTTTGCACATCAATAGCTGCACGGATTGTTTGAATGCCAGTAGTTAAGATTCCAGGAAGCAAGCTTTGGAATGTGACCAAACTTCCTAAGCCGTCCATTGGTAAAGTCATTCCATCAACTGCATAAGATTTTACAAAAGTGTTAGTGCTATCAAGTGTTGCAGTTACGCGATTGTTAGCAATCCACTCAAAGCGAGATGGTCGGCCATCTTCAGAATAAATCTCAACTACTTTCCAATATGCTTGCGAAAATAGAGTAATGAATCAACAGTCCATGCAATAGTTACAGATCGCGGTTGTGAATATGAAGGTTGCTCTAACCATGCAGGTGAGCCAAGTTCTTCATTAGTAGATTTTTTGTAAAGCTCTAAAGGAATTGCTCCAATAGTTCCCGCTAAAAGGTTACGACATCTTTGTAATGCTGGTACGGAGATAGCTTCGTTTCTTCCAACAAATGCATATTGGAAAGGCATGGCATACTGTGAATATTCGCCAAGAACTTGAGGAGCAGACTGAGCTTCTAATAGAGGCTTAGACTGGAGACCGAATGTTTGCAAGATGCGACCCATAGACATAAATGGTAGCACATGTCAAGTATTTGACATACCACCTAAGGTGTGTCTAAGTAATAATCTGAGGTTTAGGTGCTGGAAGCATTAACTTGCTTACAGTCATTGCAACTCCAATAATGGCACTTATATCGCCTGCCGATTTGCGCTTTATGATTCTCCAAGCTGAGTCATTGACCTTAGCTGCGCAATTATTGAATTGTTGGACAAGTTCGACTTGCCCATTATGAACGACCTTATGAGTTACCAATCCAGTCAATAAATCGCCACAGGCCTGATAGAACTGCTGGCCTGAGACATCCTCTGTCATTACTCCAGCCTGCTTTAATCTATCGGCTATAGATTGAGTGGCGTACTTGTCGTAGCAGACTAGGCGCGGTCTGTAAAGGTCACACCAGCCTTTTATAGCTGCTGCAATCTTTAGATCATCAACTGCGACTTGAGAACTCCAAGTCTCCATAATTCCGATGCCAATCCTTCCATCTGGAAGTAATTGTCCAGCGACTAAAGATGCGTTCCTTCTCGAAGGACTGACATCGAAACCAAATATAGTATAAGCCCCAACTGCAAGCTCTAAGGTATTATCGCTTGTCTCCTCAAGGATGCCATGAGGCCATGGACTTTGCAGCGAATCAATCCACTGGCATAAAGTCTCAGTACGAGTAGTCTCAATAGGCGCAGTTGCTATAGCTTCTTCAATAGATTCTTTAGTCACTGTGTAACCCAGAGCAGGATTACTTGGTGCTACAGCATCACGCCAGAAAGTTTCTGATCTAATGTCTATCTTGCAATACTGTGGAGCAGAATACTCATAATAGCCAAAGGTCTCAGGCGGGTAATCCTTAGCGCGTTCGACAAGGCCATTGAGGACTGTTGAGAATGCATCACCCGCATTTGATGTTAAAAATGTCTGGGCGTTAGCGCGGGCTCTGGTGGTTGGAATTGCAGCTTTGTACCCGTCCTCAGATATTTCACGCACTTCATCAATCCATAAGAAGTCAGCAGTACGACCACGCGCTGAGTCTCTGGTATCTGATACCAAATCAAGGGTTGCACCATTAAGCAGCTCTATTCGTTCGCCACCGTTGGCATATCGGACTGCTTTAGTCAAAGCCTTGAGTTCTGGAGTTGATTCTATGATCCAAGCGATTTCTCTAAAGGTCATAAGGGCAGTTGCTCGGTTTGAGGACATGATGATGTGCTTCTTCTCGCCACCATAGAACATGCCCCAGATAACACGCACTCTACCTAAGTGAGACTTGCCATTCTGTCTCGAAATTAACAGGAGAGCAGTCTTAACTCGATACTGGTCTTTTTTATCGACCATCATCATTTGTTTAAGGACATGCTCCTGATAAGGCATGAGCTTGTCCATCTTTAAGCGCTCGACCATTTCAATTACTTCGCCAGCTCTGGACTTGCCCTTAAGAAGTGGACTGTGAATTCTCGGTTGAGTGGATTGCTAATCAAAGAGTAACTGCAACACTAGATGCAACTAACACATTTGTTAAATCTTATGCAGTTGATGGCACAACATTGCCTATGGATGGTCTTGGCAGTTTAGTCACCTTCCAATCATTAAACGATGGCATTTTAACAACTGGTGCGCAAACTATTCGCGCTGCTATTGATGTGCAGAAAGCAGCAGCAGTTGCAGCAGCTACTCCAATGCCAACTGGCATACTTCGCAATAATGGTGCTGACTTAGACCCTAAAGAAGTTTCTGGCTTACTTGCAGCATTCAAGAGCGCTCGAAATAATCGTTCCACTGCTTACTTGACTTCTACTCTTGAGTATGTTCCTACAGCCTTTTCACCTAAGGACATGATGTACGGGGAAGCCATTTTCAACCTCGCCACGGAATGCGCAAGGCTCTGTAATGTGCCTGCTTATTATGTTTCAGCAGACCAGAACAACTCGATGACTTACGCCAATGTGCAAGATGAGCGCAAGCAATTCTTAACACTATCTTTACAGCCATTTATTACAGCAATCGAAGATCGCTTGTCTATGGATGATATTACTGCTCGAGGCAATATCGTAAAGTTCGATATTGATAAAAACTTCTTGCGCACTGACCCAATGCAAGAATTAGCAGTAATCGAGAAACTACTTACGCTTAATCTGATTACACCAGAGCAGGCTATGGAAATGACTGATCTAACACCTAATGGAAGTCAAGGTATGCAATGAACCAAGTAATTACCTTCTCAGCTGAACTAACAGCTGATTCAGCAAGTCGCACTATCTCAGGAAAGATTGTGCCTCTTAATGTCGAAGCAGGCTCAACCAATATGGGTAAAGTAATCTTTGCTTCTGGCTCTATTGAGATTCAAGACCCTAAAGCAATTAAATTATTGAGCCAACATGATAACAAAAAGCCTCTAGGTCGCATGGTTTCTTTTAGCGAATCAGAAGATGCAATTCATGCAGTGTTCTCTGTTAGTCGCTCACAGCGCGGTACAGAAGCTCTCATCCTTGCAGAAGAAGGCTTGCAGTCAGGATTGAGCATTGGTGCAGAAGTTCTTAAATCTAAAATCAAAGATGGCATTACTTATGTTTCCTTAGCTAGGCTCGTAGAAACGAGCCTTGTCACAGAGCCCGCGTTTAAGTCGGCTCAAGTCACTGATATTGCAGCAGAAGAATCTGCTGTAGAAGAAGAAACCCAACCAATAGAAAGCGAGACAGCCACCGTGGAAGAAACCACTTCAGCAGTCGAAGCAACACCAGTTGAAGCACAAGCGGTCGAAGCTGCTCGCCCAACTGTTTCAGCAGCATACTTTACAAAGCCACGCATTGAAGTTACAGCAGCTAAGTACGCAGAAAACACAATCCGTGCAGCACTAGGTGATGAGTCAGCTCGTCAATACCTACTAGCAGCAGACAACACAACAGATAACGCAGGACTTGTTCCAACTCGTCAGCTATCTGAAATCATCAACCCATTGGGTACAACAATCCGTCCATCAATCGATGCAATCTCACGCGGAACCCTTCCTGATGCAGGAATGACTTTCGAGATTCCAAAGATTACACAGATGCCAGCAGTCGGCGAAGTTGCAGAAGATGCAGCATTCACAGATACAGATCAGAACTCAGCGTTCTTGTCAGTAACTGTTAAGAAGTACGCTGGACAACAGACATTCTCTGTTGAACTTCTAGATCGTACATCTCCAGCATTCTTTGATGAGCTAGTGCGCAACATGGCAGCAGCTTACGCAAAGACAACAAACGCAGCAGTAAATGCTGCTCTTATTGCAGGCGCAACAGCAGATGCAACTACAACAGTTACATATCCAACAGCCTCAGAGCTTCTTGGAATTGTTGCTCGCGGATCAGCATCGGTTTATGCAGCCACAGCAGGACTTCCAAACCCATTTGCTCGCAACATGGTTGTATCAACAGGTCAATGGTCAAACATCATGTCTCTAAACGATGCAGGCCGTCCAATCTACACAGCTTCACAGCCAATGAACGCAGGTGGAGCAGTTGCACCAACATCACTTACAGGTAATGTTGCAGGACTTAACCTCTATGTTGATCCAACAAACGCAGGCGATGGCGATGGAACAATCCTTGTTGTAAATCCAGATGCATATACATGGTATGAGAGCCCTACCTACCGCCTACGCGCAGAATCAACTGCAGCAGGACAGGTAACAATCGGCTACTACGGCTTTGGAGCAATCGCTACTAAGGTCGGCGCAGGCGCATTCAAGAATAACAAGGCGTAAGCCACACTAAGTCGCTCTGGGGAGTAGTAGCCCTCTACTCCCCAGAGTCTTTAGAAAGGATTGGGAATGGCTCTTACGACAGTCAGCGAACTTCGCACAACACTTGGTGTTGGCACCCTATATCCAGACGCAACCCTTCAAGAAGTATGTGACGCGACAGACGCAGTCTTGCTTCCAATGTTATGGGCGGATACTAATTTTAATGTGGCACACAGCAACACAACCACAGTAGGCACTTTATATTTTGATGAACTTGTCAAAAATACATTTTATGTAGGTCAGACAGTTGTAGTAACTAATAATAAATCGCATCTTAATGGATCAAAGACAATCACAGAAGTTGGCGATTATTCAATTTCTTATGCAATAACAGGAACACCAACAGCAGAGCCTAAGCATGCAGTGCGACCTTATGGCACAGTTACAGTCAGTCCATCAACAGACTGGACGGCTGACATGGCTATTCAACAAGCAGCTTTAATGATATCTGTTGAAATCTGGCAGGCGCGTACAGCCACCCTTTCTGGCAGTAACCTTGTCGATTTCCAGCCAAGCCCTTATCGAATGAGCGCACAGCTTCTCGCTAAGGTGCGAGGATTGATAGCCCACGCACTAGACCCACGCTCGATGGTGGGATAATGCCAGTTGCTCTCACCACACTTAGAACGACATTAGCCACAGCTCTAGTCGATAATACAAGATGGCAAACCTTTGCATTCCCACCTGCCACAGTATTGGCTAATTCAGTTATTGTTAGCCCAGATTCTGAATACATCGTTCCCAGCAATAACCAGCACATAACCATTAGCCCGATGGCTAACTTCAAAATTATTATTACTACACCTTTATTCGATAATGAAGGCAACCTCAATGGCATAGAGGATTTTGTAGTGAGAGTGTTTAACCTGCTTGCTGCATCTTCTCTGGTCTATAATGTAAGTGCGATAAGCGCACCTAGTGTTCTCAATGCTGCAAGTGGAGACTTGCTAAGTTGCGAGATGTCCGTATCAATCCTAACAAGTTGGAGTTAATATGTCCGAGTGGGAATTAGAGAACGAAGCCTTCCTGAAGAAAATCGGGCAGGTTAGCACACCAGCACCAAAGCCAGCATCTACTAAGAAAGACGAGGAATAATCCAAATGGCTGTATTTCTAAATAATAATGTCGGCGTGAAGATTAACTCTGTTGATCTTAGCGACCATGTAACAGCAGTAACAATCAATCGTTCATTCGATGAGCTAGAAGTCACTGCAATGGGTGACACATCACACAAGTTCGTTAAGGGCTTGGAAGCATCAACTGTCACTATTGACTTCCTTAATGACACAGCATCAGCGAATGTTCTTGCAACACTTCAAGCTGCATGGGGAACAACAGTTACAGCTGTATTCCTACAAACAAAGGGAACAGCAGTTTCTGCTACAAACCCTCTATACACTGTTTCTCTATTAGTTAATAACACTACCGATATTAACGGTGCTGTTGCTGACATTGGAACTCAGTCGATTACATTTACTGCCAATTCAACGATTGCAGTAGCATCAACAGGTTCATTCTAAACAATTAGATAAAGGGGCTAACCATGGCAAAACTGAAGATAGTTCGAACAGATGGAAGCGTAGTTGAGGGTGAGATTACTCCAGCAGTGGAGTATGCATTCGAGCAATACGCTAAAAAAGGCTTTCATAAGGCTTTTCGTGATGACGAGAAGCAATCGGATGTCTATTGGATTGCATGGGAAGTTCTACGCCGTACAGGTGAAACGGTTAAGCCATTCGGGGTTGAGTTTATCGAGACACTTAAAAATGTTGAGGTACTAGACTCAGACCCTTTAGCTTAAAGCGCGATCAACCATTCACTTACCTCATTGCTAGGCTAAGCATAAGGTTGGGGATTGCGCCACAACAGATATTAGATTTAGACCCAATAATGCTTCAAGCCTTGTTGCAGGGTCTCAAAGATGAAGCAAAGGAGATTCAAGATGCCAGTAAGCGTAAAGGGCGGTATTGAACTCCGCAAGGCTCTACGCGCTTTTACGCCTGACTTGGCTAAGCAGATGCCAAAAGAGATTGCAACGGCCTTAAAACCTGTTGTGAAGGTCGCTAAAGGTTATCTACCAGACAATGGCTCAATCCTTAGCGGATGGCGCACACGCGATAACTACACTGGCAGATTCCCGCTCTATGATGCCAGCGCAGCTAAGCGAGGCATTTCATATAAAACAACTCCATCTAAGCCTAATAACAGAGGGTTTAGATCGTTAGCGCGTTTATTCAACAAGTCTGCAGCTGGTGCTATCTATGAAACCATGGGTCGCAAGACTCCATCTAGCCAATTCGTTCAGAATCAAAACAGTAAATCTGCAGGTGAGTTTAAAGGTCAGAATAAAGAGCGTGGGCGCGTTCTCTTTCGTGCCTATGAAGAAGATAGAGGCGCAGCTCGTGACGGTGTTCTAAGAGCTATTGAAAAGGCCAGCAAAGACTTTAAGAAGGCAACAGCATGAGCATTATTATTGATGTCGCAGCAGAGTTCACTGGCAAGAAAGCCTTTAAGCAAGCTGAAAGCGCAACCGATAAACTTACCAAGTCGGCTAAAAGTTTAGGGAAAACTCTAGGCATAAGTCTAGGTACAGCAGCCATTCTTGGTTATGCAAAGGCTTCCGTAAAAGCAGCAGCTGATGATCAGAAGGCTCAAAAGCAACTAGCCCTAGCTCTTAAAAATGTCGGTTTAGAGCGAGATGCCGCTTCTGCTGAGTCTTACATCCAACGCCTGCAAAGCGAGTTCGGCGTTGTTGATGATTTATTGCGCCCCGCTTATCAGCAATTAGCAATAGCAACTGGAGATACAGCCAAGACTCAGAAATTACTTGGTCTTGCATTAGACTTAAGTGCTTCAACTGGAAAAGATTTATCATCCGTAACAGGAGCATTGAGCAAGGCTTATTTAGGCAATAACACTGCACTTGCTAAATTGGGTGTAGGAATATCCAAGGCAGACCTTAAGACTAAATCCTTTGAGGAAATCACTAGCCAGTTAGCCAAAACATTTAAGGGTGCAGCTGCTGAATCCGCTGCTACCTTTGCAGGATCAATAGCCAAGCTTGGTGTTGCTGCTGAGAATGTAAAGGAAATTATTGGAAAAGGCATTATAGATGCCTTGGTTGTGCTATCTGGAGATAAGACTGTTTCTAATCTAGCAACAGATATGGAAAACCTAGCAACTTATACCGCTGATGTTATTCGCGGTTTCGGCCTTATGGCTGCTGCAATACAGAAGATTCCTGGAATCGGTGGATTAACAGGGGCAAATATAGTTCAAGCTATTCCTATTCTTGGTAGTTACATAACTCTATTGAATCAGGCTGGTGCAAAAACCAGACGAATTGAAGAAATTGCCAATCAAAAGAATCCAATTCAATCTGGTTCTTATCTCAATAAAACAACAACGACCACTACTAAAAGTCAAAAAGAACTTCTTAAAGTAACTGCTGCACAATTAAAACTGGCCAAGGCTAAGTCAATCTTTGACCTACAGAAGATTCAGATTGAAGCAGCTCTCAAGGGTAAGATTTCAGAAGAAGATCGTATCCGTTTAAAGCTTATGCAGGCTATTCAAGACGAAAACATTAGCCAGATTGATACATACACAAAAGCATTGAGTGAAGTCCAAGCCAAAGTAACAATGCTTCAAGCTACTTTATCTGAGGTTTATTCTATGGATGTGGGTAATCCATTCATTGCATGGGAAATTGGCCTAGATGGAGTTAAACGAGCTTTAATTGAAGTTGGCGGTCAATCTATTGCACTGACTAACACCATTGCTCAAAACTCTTTAGCTGCTGGATTAACAGGCGGTGCATCATTCGCACAGGCTTTATCAGGTGCAAGATACGCAGCTCAAGCAGCAGCTGCTGCTGGGATAAGTGGCGCTACTGGGGTAATGCCACAAGTACCTACAGGTGGTAGTGGTGGTACTGCTGGTTCAACAGCAGGTGTCACTATTAACACAACTGTTCAAGGTTCTGTAATTGCTCAAAATGACCTTAACCAAGCCATTAACGATGCCCTTGCTCAATCTGGATGGGCTGGGTCAGCTATTGGATATAGCCGTCAGGCAGTTATTACGGCTATCTAATGGCGCTCCCAGCAACCCTTTCAGTATCTATCAACTTTGCTAATGGCCCTGGCTACGGCATTCCTTTTACTTTAGATGATCCTGCCAAAGGTATTCTTGGTACGAATGTTCTTGCAGATAATGCTGCTCTAGTTATTGATTATTCAACTTCTACGACCAATATCGCTATTCGAAGAGGTCGCAATTTATTGCAAGATACTTATGATGCTGGTCAAGCAACGGTTCGAATCCTTGACCCTAATGGTGATTTCAATCCTCAGAATACATCATCTCCGATTTATGGCTATCTACAACCAGCTAGAAAACTCCGCATCTCAGCCAATTATGGCGGTACTGATTACTATCTCTTTTCAGGTTATACAGCAGAATATCGCTATACCTATCCTCAAGGCCAAGAGACTGCTTATGTCACCATTACAGCCTTTGATGCTTTCAAAATATTCAATACTTCAGCAATCACCACAGTAACTGGCGCTGTAGCAGGTGAAACTACTGGCACTCGTATTGGCAGGATTCTAGACACAATTAACTGGCCTTCAACTATGCGAGATATTGATACAGGACAGACAACCTGCCAAGCCGACCCTGCAAGTTCTAGAGCAGCTCTTACAGCCCTTAAAACAGTCGAATTGACCGAGTATGGGGCATTCTATTGTGACCCTGCTGGAAACGCTGTATTCCAAGATAGAGCTTTTACAACTTCATCTATTGGCGGTACTCCAACAGTCTTTAACCAAACTGGCACAGGTATTTCTTATGCCAATGTAAAGTTCGCCTTTGATGACAAGCTTGTCTATAACCAAGCCAACATCCAGCGCACAGGCGGTACTACTCAAACTGCCAGCGATGCCACTTCAATCGATACTTACTTCTTGCACTCATATACTCAGCAGAACTTGCTTATGGAGACCGATGCAGTAGCTCTGGACTTTGCTAAGGCTTATGTCGCTTCCCGCAAAGACACCAGCATCCGCATTGATGCATTGACCCTCGACCTTATGACGGCCAATTATTCTGCTGGAGTAACAGCAGCTCTAAATCTTGATTACTTTGATCCAGTAACTATCACTAATACAACTGATAGCGGTTCGACAATAACCAAGACCCTACAAGTACAGGGAGTAAGTCACGACATTACCCCTAATTCTTGGATTACGACTTTCATAACTATGGAGCCAATAATCGATGGTTTCATACTCGACTCGACATTATACGGTATTCTTGGAACATCCGTATTTAGCTACTAGAAGGAGCAGATAATGGCAGCAGGCTGGCCTACGAAGGCTAACTACGCAACAGGCGATGTCCTGAGCGCAACAAACATGAACGACCTCTCAGGAACGGTTAATCTTATTAACCCTACTGCTAAAGGAGACCTCTTTGCTGGATCAGCAGCTAACACTTACACCAAGTTAGCAGTTGGTACTAATGGACAAGTATTGCAAGCAGATAGCACAGCTGCTACTGGCTTAAAGTGGGCTACATCTGCAAGCGGTGGAATGACAGTAATCGCAAGCGGTTCATTAAGTGGCACTTCAGTCAATTTAACTTCAATTCCTCAGACCTATAAGCACTTGCAATTAGTAATGTGGAATACCACAATGTCAGCAAATGATGGTTGGTCTATTCAATATAACGGGGTTACTGCTAGCAACTATGCCCGCTCATCTTATGGACAAAACGGCGCTACTTCTGTTAATGGTTCAGCAATCAATGACAATGGATTCTATTTTGGAAATGGCGCTGCTGACCCTCTTTATACATCTGGCTTTAATCATTGGGTGTTAGATATTTACGATTACACAAATACAACAGGTGCTCTTTCACTTCGAGGCAGTGGCACTTACTTAAATACTTCAAGCGTGTATTCTACATATCAGGCTGCTTATACTTATTTAGCAACAGCAACAGCAATCACATCTTTGAATATTAAATCAGGTGCTTCAAAGACAATAACAGGCTCTTACATACTTTACGGGGTGAACTAATATGCGACCAGAAATTAAGATTGTTAATGTTCAAACAGGCGAAGAAATTGTGCGTGAAATGAATGATGAAGAATACGCGCAATATGAAATCGATGTTGCTAAAGGTAAAGCAAAGGACGCTGCCAGAGCAAAAGCTGAAGCCGATAAAGCTGCACTACTAGCCAAATTAGGCATTAGTCCCGATGAAGCAGCTCTCCTACTTGGATGAAACCCCATCTAAGTAAATCTGGCATCCAATTAAGGGAACAGATTGATGATTGCTTCTCAGAGCGTGATCGTGCGTCTGACGGCTGGGTCGCAGATATCAGGCACATGCGTGAAGGCAAGTCTGATCATATTCCAGATGTGGATGGATGGGTTCGTGCTATCGACATTGACCGTGATTTATCGGGCAAAGCCAAGCCAGACATCATGCCCGATCTTGCAGATGAGATTCGAATCTTTGCAAAGCGTAATGGCAAAAGAATTGCCTATATCATCTTTGACGGCAGGATTGCGTCTCCCATTCTCGGATGGAAGTGGCGTAAATACACAGGGGCGAATAAGCACAATCATCACATGCATATCAGCTTTAAGAAAGAAGCTGATAACAATGGTGACTTTTATCAGATACCTATGCTAGGAGCAAACTAATGAACATGAAGAATCCTTATATCCTCACTGCTGGAGCATTTCTATCAGCATGGGCTGCATCAAACTTTGCAGCTGACTATCGCTCAGTACTCTGGGCTCTACTCGCTGGTGTATTTGGATATGCCACACCTAAAAAGTAATGACTGTGGTGGACATGGCGGCTCTTGCTGTTGCTGCTACGACAGTTATTGGTTCATTTATTGGCTCAGTGCGATGGTTAGTAAAGCATTACCTCGCAGAGCTGAAACCAAATGGCGGAAGTTCTATGAATGATAGAATGACTCGTCTTGAAGCGCGTGTCGAAACAGTGATTCAACTTCTAGAGAGGTAACAATTATCTCATGGCAAGAAAAGCAACTAAGGCATTAGAGGAGCAAGGCTACTCAAAGCTTGATGCTTACTGCATTGGCTTATATGAGTATTTTTCCAGTCTTAAGAGAGCAGGCTTCAAAGAAGATGTAGCCATGTTTATGATTACTGAACCTCAATCTTACCCTGCTTGGATATTGCCTGATCCTGTCGATCCAGAGAAGTTCGGCAATTACGAAGATGAGGACGATGACTAAAGCCCGCTATCTTGTTATATCGGATTTACAAATCCCGTATCACCATGAGCAAGCTGTTAAGAATCTTATCAAGTTAGTAAAGCGAGAAAAGTTCGACCTAGTACTAAATACAGGTGATGAGCTAGATATGCAGAGCCAGTCTCGCTGGGCTCAAGGTACTAAGTTGGAGTGGGAAGGTACGCTAGATGCTGACAGAAGCCTTGCGCAGGATATTCTCTATGAGCTCGGCACAACAGATGTCACTCGGAGCAATCACACAGACCGCCTATACCACACACTATTACGCGCACCTAGCCTCATCGGATTACCAGAACTGGAATACGCAAAGTTTATGGACTTCAACGGACTCGGAATCCGCTTTCATAAAAGACCATTCGAGTTTCACAAGGGATGGGTCTTAGTCCATGGCGATGAAGGATCAATGAACTCCAATGCTGGACTCACAGCTCTAGGGCTGGCTAAGAAGTTCGGCAAGTCTGTTGTCTGTGGTCACACGCACAGGGCAGGCATTAGTGCCTTCACAGAGGGCATAGGAGCCTCATACAGGACTCTTTGGGGCTTAGAGGCAGGAAATGTCATGGACAAGAAGAAAGCCTCTTATTTGAAGGCTGGGAGCGCTAATTGGCAGATGAGCGTGGCAGTCATTGAGACACATGGAGACCGCGTAAGTCCGATGCTAGTGCCGATAAACAAGGATGGGTCATTTACCCTCTATGGACGACTTTACTCTTGATGTAGTACGCACCATTGATACAATGATTGACGAAGCGGATTCGTTACCATATCGTTATCAAAATGTCCGCTAATTAGTCTGGACTCTGTGCAACACTAATCCTGTAGCCAATCAAGGGCATTGGCACAGATAGGTACAGAATGACAAACAATGAGAAGTTGTTGATTATCTGCCTCATTGGGGCAGGTATCAGCTTTATAGTAATGGCAATTACATCCTACAAAGAAGCCTATGATCGTGGCCATCGCGATGGTTGGCACAAAGGCAGAGCAGTGAATCGCTCAGAGTTCTGGTCAGAATGAAACATGCAGAGATACTTAGTTCTGCCACTGATCTATACAAAGACAGAGGACTCGCTTACGGTCACCCAAGTGACAATATGGCACGAGCAGCACGACTTATCAGTGCCTACCTTGAAATGCCAGTGGAAGATTACCAAGTCGCAGTTATCCTATCGCTGGTCAAAATCGCAAGAACAATCGAGGATGGAACTCGAGAAGATTCTTGGATAGATGCAGCTTCATACATCGCCATCGCTGGCGCATTACAGACAGAGGAGAATGAACTCTATGTTTAATTTAGCCGATTACGAGCCAGTTGAGGTGAGACTTGAAAAGTTTATTAAGGACTATCCAGATTTTCGCATTAGCACTGAGTTGGAAGTGGTGGAAGCAACTCGATACATTGTTAAGGCTTATCTCTTTAAGACTAGCCAAGATAGCATCGCATGGGCAACAGGGTACGCTGAGGAAACAGTTAGCTCTCGCGGGGTCAATCAAACTTCTGCATTGGAGAATTGCGAGACATCGGCAATTGGCAGAGCACTTGCAAATGCGGGTTATGCTCCTAAAGGAAAGCGCCCTAGCAGAGAAGAAATGAGCAAGGTTGCACCTAATCATCCAGCTCTAAAGGTAGTCAAGCAAGAAGTAAAACCAGCACCACAGGATATTAAAGAGGGTGACACTGATTACTGGACTACACCAATCGGATCATCTGTTAAGACCACTAACGCACCAGTAACTCTAGAGACTGCAATGGCAACAGTGACAGAGATTCTAGGTACGGCAGAAGCTATGGATGCACCTAGTTGCAATCATGGCCACATGGAATGGCGCACTGGTCATTCTGCTAAGACTGGTAAAGATTGGGCTGGATTCTTCTGTGCCACCAAGGGTCAAGTTGGTGGGATGGATAAATGTCCAACGCATTGGTATAACTTGAGTAGTTCTGGCAAGTGGGAACCACAGAAGGCGAGGGTATAATGGGGTATGCAGAGTTTCACACATCTGATGGCTGGGTTAATGTGGAAGATGTGCCCATGATTGACACAGTCAATTGCCAACTATGCAATGAGCCAACACTGGCATCTGACATTACGATCACTGCAAGAATTGTTGAAGGTGTCGTAGTTGCTGGCACTTGGTCATGCAATAAGTGTAGGGCTGTCAATGGATAAGGAAGCATTGCTTATGTATTTGACATTAGCTTTATTTATTGGCGGAGTTGCAATGGGCTACATGGCTGGGATGAATCATTAGCCAACATAGAAAGCACAGAGGGTTCCGCACAGAGCGAGTTGTAGCTGAGTACCTATCGACTCAGTGGCAGGGCGCATGTGTGGGAAGGGGTAGTGGCAAGGATATTGTCAATGTGCCATTCGATGTTGAAGTCAAAGCCCGCGCTGGATTTCAACCGCTTGCGTACATAAAGCAATTAAAGGCTCGGACATCCATTTCGGGGGAATTGGGATTCGGGGTCATACGGCTAAATGGGCAGGGAGAAGATGCAGGTGAATATGCTTGTGTCATCCGATTAGCTGATCTCTTGCCACTACTCATATTAAAGTACGGACACTTAGATAAAGAACCTAAAGAGACTGACATCGAGCGATGCAGCTGTGGTTCATGGATGATTGGGAGATGCCTTACATGCCAGCCTACGATTACAAATGCGGAAGATGCGGATTGAAGAATGAGCTGCATCATGGCTGGCACGACAAACCCACAGTTCTATGCACTTATTGTAATGAACCAATGGACAAAGTGATTAGTCCAATAGGGGCTATCTTCAAGGGTACTGGATGGGGTAAAGATTGATAGACACTATCTTTAATGAAAACTGTCTTGAAACTATGTCTAGGATGGATGATAGCTCTATTGATTTGACTGTTACTTCACCACCTTATGATGATTTAAGGCAATACAACGGCTATAGTTTTGACTTTGAGCCTATTGCTAAAGAGCTATACAGAGTGACCAGAGATGGTGGTGTGGTCGTATGGGTAGTAGGAGACCAGACTAAGAACGGCAGTGAGAGTGGCACTAGCTTTAGACAGGCTCTTTACTTCAAAGAGGTTGGCTTCAATCTTCATGACACTATGATTTATCAAAAGAATAGCTCTACATATTCAGCAAGAGCTGACAGCAAGCGATATACGCAGATATTTGAATATATGTTTATCTTATCTAAAGGCCAACCTAAAGCTAGATTGATATGCGATAAGCCTAATAAGTGGGCTGGGCATAGAGATTGGTCTGGCAAGATGAAGAAGCCAGTGGCTGACTTTGGTCCTAGAACAAATATATGGAGATTCGTTACATCATTTAATGGTGTTAAACATCCAGCACCATTTCCAGAAGCATTAGCTAACGACCACATTTTATCTTGGAGTGATGAAGGTGATGTTGTGTATGACCCATTCATGGGAAGTGGTACGACTGCAAAGATGGCTATGTTAAACAATCGTCATTACATTGGATCTGAGATAAGTCAAGAATATTGTGAAATAGCAAACTTACGAACAACCTGTGGATAAGTAGGGGCAGAACTTCACTTCACGCTCAGATTGGAGCATAGTTATGCACATCATTGACATATATGATACGCTAACGGCGCAGAGCCTCTCAAAGGCTCACCGCAAGCCCTTCAGGGGCGTAGCTTGCGGGGTGCTAGTAGCTATTGGGATAGCTCTATGCATAATGCCTTATGCAGGTAGCTCTGAATCAGTGCAACAAACTAACTACATAGACTATAAGACTTATTCTCTCTATTTATTAGACTTTAACTATAAAGAGTATGGCTGCTTATTAAAACTCTATGGTAAAGAATCAGCATGGAATCCATTAGCAGTCAATGGTTCTCATTATGGTATTCCTCAAGGTAAGAGTGAGTGGCTTAAAGACCAAGATGGATGGACTCAGGTAGTATGGGGCTTAGACTACATAGGCCATAGATATGGTGAGCCTTGCATTGCATTAGATCATTGGAGTAAGTACGGATGGCACTAAGAGATGCAAGCCATAGAGAGCTAGGGCTACAGAAGTGGAAAGACCAGCGCATTAGAGTCTTAAAGCGTGATGGTTACATCTGTGCTTACTGTGGTCAAGAAGCTAATCAAGTAGATCATGTGATTAGTCGCAAGGATGGTGGCAGTCATGATATGGATAACCTTGTTGCCTGCTGTGCTCCATGCAATAGCAAGAAGGGTGCGCTTAATGATGGCAAGAAGTAAGTATCGATTGAAGTGGCATCGCTGGCAGTTTGAGTAGTACCGCCTGTGCGCTGGATGTTGGCTTGGTTATAGACAAGCTTGTCATCAAAGGCGAACTTTACATTGGCATA